TTCACAGCGACGGTATAGTCCGAAGTATTGATCTTCGAAATGCCGCCTTGGATGTGACCTTGATTGAGTTTCTCTGCTTCAATAGCTCCACGACCAAGTTGCGAGGCGGAGATAATGATAGCGTTGAAGTCGAAGCCGAGTGAGCGGGCTTCTTCCGTAACATATTTATCCTTGATGAACATATTATCGGAAGAGATCGCGTGTGTCGTGCCCATGATGTCGATGTAGTCGAGCACGATAAAGTCAGGGACAAAGCCCTTGGACTGTTCGAGTTGTTGGAGGTAGGAGCGAACGTGGTTGATGTTCGTTCTGTTTTCCGGCATGCGCTTGATGATGAAGCGACCCATGCCATCGTCGCCAGCCTTCTCAATGGCATTGGCAACTCTCTGCATTTCCTTGAGCAGCTGATCTTGTGCCACGTGGGAGATCATGCTGTCTAGACGCTTAGAGACGGTACCTTCACCCATTTCCAGGGAGATGTAAACGCCGTTCATTCCCTGCGCCAGCAGATTGTGCGCGAGGTTCAGCATCGTCATGGACTTACCGCCACCAGAGTTGGCAGCAAAAAGGATCAGCTCCTGACGACCGATGCCACCACCAAGGGCAGCATCCAGTTCAGGCCAGCCAGTGCTGATCTTGGCTTCATCTTCTAGAGTACGACGAAGCCGTTCTTCTGGGTTGTCAAAGTAGTCAAGGCCGACATCTTTCTGCAGGCCGACCGAGATAGCTGCCTTGAGCACCTCGATGATCTTACCAAAGTCCTGCTTGTCAAGAAGTTCTGGTCCCTGGAAGATTGCCTCGGTCACGGCTCTGTTTCTACAGAACTCCTCAACCTCATGGGCAACGTATGCCACATCGGCGCGTTCGATCTTGCCAGCATCTTCTAGAACGGTTCCTGCTTCAGCTCGAATGGTCGCGAGCTTAGGAACGTCACGGTATTTCTCAAAGTACTCCATCATGAACTTCACCGTCTTTTTCAGAGTCGGATCGAAGTATGATGGCTTTAGAATGCCGGCCGTAAGAGCCATCAGATCGCGGTTACACGCGATGATGCTCAGAAGAAGACGTTGCTTTTCGACTGAAAAACTAGCATCCATGTAAATATCCTTTTCAGGCTTAGGAGAACATCTTGCTTTTATTTACTACTACGGGATTTTCATCAAATCAACTCAGATATTTGCGTCATTATGAACGACTTATATCTAGAGCCAGATTACGTACATTAAATTATAGCGAAAAACATCATGTAATTCCAAAATGTTTGGGTGGATCTGATGATGCTAACAATCTAGTACATCTCACTCTTGAAGAACATTATGTTGCGCATCAACTTCTTGTAAAGATTTTCCCAGGAAATAGAAGTCTGATTTATGCTGCAACTATGATGACTATGGGTCGCAAAAGCAACAAGCATTATGGATGGCTTATTCGATTAAAACGCCAGGCGATGTCAGAAGAACTACATCAGCGAATTACTGATGGTAGATGGCACAGCCCAACTGAAGGAAAGTTTGGGTCAGATAATCCAAATTTTGGAAAGAAACGCACGCCGGAGCAATGTAAAAGAATTTCTGAATCGTTAAAAGGACAAAAGCATCCCATGTTTGGTCGTGTTGGCGAAAATAATCCGAACTATGGACGTCATCTGAGCGAAGAACATAAACAAAAACTTAGATATACACGAACAGAAGAACAAAAAGCTAAACTGCGAAAGCCTAAATCAGAAGAGCATAAAAGAAAAATCTCTGAAGCCAGAATGGGTCAAAAACGCATGACTCCGGTTTCAGAAGAAACCAGGCTAAAGCTCTCAGAAGCAATGAAGAAAGTAAGACATCGCCAAAGTCAAGAAGCAGAGAAAATAAAAGTTCTTTGATCTTTGACAATTAAAACATTTGTCATCAACAGCTTCTACGATCGCAAACAGCTCAGATGCCGCACTTCTTTCGGTCAACATTGAATGTCATGTTTCACCTGCAGTTAATGTTGACCGAAAGAAGAGCGGCGTCTGAGCTTTTAGGAATCGACTTCATGAGTTGGTGGAGGGTCCAAATAAATCCGAACCGCTGAACGCTCTGGTTCAAATCCTCGGCACCTGACGGGGCGAATGCAATCTCCCATCCCTTATCTAGGATGTCCTTGGCTAGGTGCTCACCGTTCTTATCTTTATCTATGACGAAGACAAGCCTGCGTTGAGACTTTTTCAGCAGCTCTGTCTTTGAATCGTTGAGCTTGCTGCCAAGGATAGAAACTCCATCGATGACCATCGCGTCGAACACTCCTTCAGTTACAAAGAGTGGAGTTCTGTCAAAGCCATTGAGCTTGTCAATGTTGAACATGACAGCGTCTCTGCCGACTGGCGCGTTGTCGTATCTCTTCTTCTCATTCGGGTCGATCGATCTGGCTTGCCAGTAGATCAGGTTTCTGTGTCGATAGAACGGAATGATGATCCTGTTCTTGAAGCGATCATCCATCGAAAAGAAGAACGGGTATTTGTTCAGGTCGATCCGTCTTTGCACGAGATAGTTGACCAGCTTCTGCTGGTACTCGATGTGCTCTGGATGACCCAATGGAAAGGAGTTTGCTGGCAACTTGATCGTAGGCGTAGAAGTGTTTACCTTCGTCAGTTTTGCCAGCGTGATAGTCTTTTCTTCGGCATCTGGCTTCTTGAAGAAAGCAGAGTTAACGACTGAGCTAACTTCACTGTCTTCAAACCCGTAGGCCGCTAGTATCCTACGAAAGTTCCCGGACATCTTCCCGGAGAACTCTTCGTATCGTCCGCCCTTAGAACAGTTCCAGCAGTTGTATACGACCTCTCCACCTTCGAACTTGAAACCCGCTCTCTCCTTGTAGTCGTTGCACAGTTGGCATTTACCAACCATCCAACCCGTAGAGATGGGACGAAAGTGAACCCTGTCCTCAATGAGGGACTGGAGTGTGGTCTGCTGAAACATCTAAACTCACAAACGAAAAACTGTCAAATGTATTTACAGTTCGGGTAATCTGCTTAGGATCGCTTCCCGTGAAGGTTGCTGATATGCTCCATAACGGCACGGGAATAATGCTTTCCCTTTCCTTCCTCTGCACCAGCGACACCCTGATTGTAGGACGCTGCAAGCTGCTGCGGAGAAGTTATGCCGCTTCTTTGCAGAATGAGAAGGTACTTACTTGCAACGGCAATGTTGAAGTAGTCGTTCTCGATAAGTTTTGCGATGATCTCTTCATCCGTCTTTGTCTGGAAGTTGAACTGCTTCCACAACTCTGGGTAGCGGTTAAGAACGTCCTTGGCGGCTGAGAGCTTGAGCTGCGCTACGCCATAGTAGCGCTTGTTGACCTGAAGGCCAAACTCACCACCTGCTACCTTGTAGACCGGCATTGTCCCAGCCTTAGTCTCCTGCAGAAGAATGCCCTGCAGCAGCTGAGGATAGCGATGCCCGTCTCTCTTGGCCGTCTCATAGGCGACGGCAAGAAGATCGGCTTGCTTGCGAGATGGATTGAGCGGTAGTTTTACTGTCATGCCACCACCCACTGCGCCATTTTCGGCTGGGATTTGAATGACAGACGTTGGTTGTTGTGATACGGCCAGGGTGCTGGTACCAACTGCAGCACCTATTGCGAACGTAGCCACGATCGAGAGCATAAAGTTGCTCATCTTCATTGGGTAATCTCCTTTCCCATTTTTGAAGATTTTGTTTCCTAAGATAGAAACAAAATCTTCCTTGGTGGTAAGGTCTACTTGCTGAAAGACAGAGTAGAGCTTTTGTGATCCTGATAAGTCGCTAGTTTATCAAAATTCAAGAACGCCTTATGGAACTTGGACTATTATATCCTATTCCTAAGGCAATGTAAACGTGTATTTGTAGTCAGCGAAAACACACCGGAAGCCTGAGATCACCCAGGCTTCCGGTGATGGTTTATTTATTGCGGGGTTAACCCTTTAGACGTTGAAGTTCTTCGTCGTTGGGTCGAGATTGACTTCAGCTGGGTTCGCGAAGTCAGAGCCGATGACCTTGTCATCGCCGTATGCTGCGATGGTCTCAAGACCACCGGTGTTGGCGCGGGCACCGCGAGGACGCTTTACGCGAACGTTATTGCTGTGGAAGAAGTCCAGGGCGTTCATGCCGTTGGAAAGTCTTGCCTGAGAAAGCAGTTCCCAGCACTCATACTTGTCGGCGTGCTGCGAGGAAACGATCTTCTTGATACGACCCTTGTCGATGGAATGCAGTGGGTCGATTTCGACGTAGTAGATAGACCCGTCCTTGAACTTCTTTACGACCATGATCTCCTTGAGGAGACCGCTGTCGTCGATGTCACACAAGAAGATGTGTGGAAGGCTGGTT